CATCTGAGGAAGCTTCGGCTAGGGTAGTACCCCAAGAAGGTCAAATGCAACAGGAGGTGCCTTCTAGGTCTGTAGAGAGGAAAATGCCTCAAAATGCACCTGAAATGATGGCTATTGGAGGAGACACTGCAGAAAAAGCAGTTCAACAACAAAAAGCAGAAGGTCCGGGCCAAGTTGCAGCTGGTCCTGTAGGAATGGTAGATGCACCCGGAGCAGATGAATCTGGCGTAGCTGATGATGTGCCTATGGAAAGTGATGGGTTTGTAATAAATGCTGCAGCTGTAGAACACGCTGGATTAAAAGATATTTATAATATGATAAAAGAGGCAGTAGAATACCTTAAAGAAAATGGTGTAAGTTTAAATACTAAACAAAGCCCTGTTAGTGCAGAAAAAATATTAGTTTCAAATGGTGAAGTGGTTATTCCTGATGTAATTGCAAGAGTAATAGGATATGATAAATTAGAAAAAATTAATAATCGTGGAAAAGAAGAAACAGAAGAAAAAATAGCCCAACAAGAAGAGGTTCCACCACAACAACCTACTCCACCAGTATTACAAGACCAAATGGCTGGTCTTACATAGAGTTTTAACCTCCGGGTTAAATATAGCGTAGGCTACCCGTTTCTTCAACGGCCCCTACATAAAACAACCGAAGTGGCTACCCTAAAGAAGGCCCCACATGAAGGAAACAAAAATGGCGAAAGAACTGAAGACTACAAATAAGCCCGACTCTGCAATAAAGGATGATGGTAGAGAATCTATGTTTAGAGGTGCTTATAAAGACGATGTATATAAAGACGATCCAGAAAAACAAGAAGAAGTTGGCACCGTAGAGGCTACCCAACAAGAACCTGAAGGTTTTATGGATGCAAATAATGCAAGTGCTGTTCCTAACAGCGAAGAGATACCTACTGAAAAACGAGAACATGATTATAAGAAAAGGTATGACGATCTAAAGAAGTACTACGATCAGCAACTAAATGAATGGAAGCAAGAAAAAGAAACTCTAGCTGCCCAAGCTAATGTAGCTGAAAAGGTACAAAAAGAACAGGCCTACGCTCCTCCTAAAACTAAGGAAGAACTAGATCAATTTAGAGAAAAATATCCAGACGTATATCAAGTTGTTGAAACTATCTCTCACGAAATGGCTGACCAAAAAACTGCTGATCTTAAAGCTAAAATTAACGAGCTTACAGAAAAAGAACAGAAGTTGATTGTACAGTCAGCATACAAGCAGCTAACTTCAGCCCACCCTGATTTTAATGAAATCAAGGCTACTCCTGAATTTTTAGCATGGCTTGAGGAACAACCTGCCAGCATAGCGGATGGTATTCGTAAAAACAATACTGATCCAAAATGGGCAATTCGCACTGTTGATTTATACAAAGCTGATGTGGGTGTTTCGTCAAATAACAATAAAGCCGTCTCAAATCGTAAATTAGATGCAGCTCAGGCAGTACTAAAAACTAAAACAAATCCTACGAGTGTAAACTCTGGAAATAAAAAAGTTTGGAAGATGTCTGAAATACAATCTATGAAACCTTGGGACTTTGAGAAATATGAAGCTGATATTGACGCTGCCATGAGAGAAGGCAGAGTTGATCAATCAGCGTAACTTTAAGGAACAATAAATATGGCTACAATGGGATCGGCAGCCGGTTATCAGAATTTACCTTCAGGTAATTGGGCACCAGCTATTTACAGTCAAAAAGTTCTTAAATATTTCCGTAGAGCATCGGTTGCTGAAGCTATTACAAATACCGATTACACCGGAGAAATTGAGAATTTTGGTGATACTGTAAACATTCTAAAAGAACCAACAGTTACTGTGGCTTCTTATGGTCGTGGACAAACAATAAATACACAAACACTTGCTGATGATCAGATTCAATTAACAGTTGATCAAGGCAATTATTTTGCATTTAAAGTTGACGACATAGAAGAAAGACAATCACATGTAAACTTTGAGGCTCTTGCAACATCTTCAGGTGCTTATGCTCTGAAGAAATCTTACGACTACAACGTACTAACTGCAATTAATGATGGAGCTGCAACAGATGCAACTGCTTTAGGAGCTGCAGGTTCTGCTATATCTGGTAACACAGGTAACGAAATAGCAAACTACATTAGTACAGCAGCTCGTGTACTAGATGACAATGACGTTCCGGGTGAAAACCGTTGGCTTTGTGCCAGCCCTCAGTTCTTTGAAATACTAAGACAGGCTGACTCAAAAGTAATGGATGCATCTGTAACAGGTGGTCCATCTAACTTATTCAACGGCCAAGTAACAGACAGAAAGATACATGGTTTTACTCTGTATCAGACTAATGTTATGGTTGTTGGATCTGCAGGAACTGCAGCAGCAAATACATTTGGACCATCATCAACATCAGGTGAAGCTGATGTGTTGTTTGGACATATGTCTGCAGTGGCTACTGCTTCACATATTGCTAAAACAGAAGTAATACGTGATCCAGATAGTTTCTCTGACATAGTTCGTGGTCTTCACGTATTTGGTCGTAAGGTACTTCGTGGCTCCGGTGATGGATACAAAGGCGTATTCACTGGTGTCGTAGACTTAAACTCATAATTTAGAAGGGATTATATAAAATGGGTACATTAAATGTAACCGGTGCCGGTGGCACAACAGGTCATCCTTCTAATGGAAGGGTACCTTATTTAGTTGAGAACACAATTGATTTATCCGCAATCAGAGGTGATACTGGCCCTGATAATGGAGATGTTCTACAAGTATTAGACATACCTGCAGAGACTTTAATCATGGAAGCTGGAATAGAAGTAATAACTGCACTTTCTAGTTCTGCTACTATGGATTTAGGTATTACAGGTGGAGACGTTGACATTTATGTTGACGGTGACACTAACGCAACAGGCTATGGTACATTGACTGCAACTGCTAGACACGTAGCAGCATCTGCAGATACTTTAGACATACTTATCGGTGGTGCAGATTCATCTGCTGGTAAAATCAGAGTGTGGGCTGTTATGTGTGATGTTTCAGGAGTAAATGAAACTGACACAAATACTGACTCTCAGCACGATACTGCAAGTTAGTACTAAATAACTTTGGGGGAGGGGCTATTCCTCTCCCTCAATTTAAATAAAGGCAAATTTATGACAACAATAGATTTAAGATCTACACAAAAGGTGTATAAGCCTAAAACTGATGCAGACAAAAAAATAGAAGAAATGGAGATTCGTTTAAAATCCATTACACAAACATTAAATTTAATATTAAAAAAATTGGATAACTAATGGCTAAACTATGTGCAAAAGGTAAATCAGCTGCTAAAAGAAAATTTAAAGTATATCCAAGTGCCTATGCTAATATGTATGCTTCTGGAGTTTGTTCAGGTAGAATTAAACCAAAATCTTCAAAAAAAACTACTAAAAGAAAAAGAAAACGTGCATGAGTTTACGTAAATGGATAGATGAAAAATGGGTAGATATAGGAGCACCGAAGAAAAAAGGTAAGTATCAACCTTGTGGCCGTAGCAAGGGATCTAAACGTAAATATCCAAAATGTGTCCCATTAGCAAAAGCAAAAAAAATGACAACATCACAAAAAGCATCTGCAGTAAAGAGAAAAAGATCAAAAGCACAAGGTGTAGGTGGTAAACCAACAAATGTAGCAACTTTTAGAAAAAAAAGTAAAAGGAAAACAAAACGTGGCTAAAACTCCAGCTTGGCAAAGAAAAGAAGGTAAGTCTAAATCCGGTGGATTAAATAAAAGAGGAGTAGCTTCCTATAGAAAAGCTAACCCCGGATCAAAGTTAAAAACAGCTGTGACGACCAAGCCATCCAAATTAAAAAAAGGATCAAAAGCAGCTAACAGAAGAAAGAGTTTCTGTGCAAGAATGAGTGGAATGAAAAAGAAATTAACAGGTGCTAAGAAAAAAAGAGATCCTAATTCAAGAATTAATAAATCATTACGAAAGTGGAATTGTTAAATGAAAGGTGTAAATCATTATACTAAACAAGGTAAAGTTCATAGGGGTGGCATGCATAAAATGTCTGACGGAACATTACACTCTGGTAAAACGCATACTAAAAGTTCTATAAAATTATTTCATTACGGTGAATTATCTAAAAAGGCAAAAATAAAAGCAAGAAAACAATGGGGATAAACTAATGGCAACAACATATTTAACATTAGTAAACAACGTACTAAACGAATTAAACGAGGCAGAATTAACATCCTCTAACTTTTCTAGTAGCAGAGGAATACAAACATCTGTGAAAAAATTTGTAGTAAAAGCTATGCATGAAGTATATAACTCTCTATCAGAAATACCTGATCTGTACAAATCTACAAAACAAATTACAACTACTGGACAAAGAACATATGCCCTACCATCTTCAGCTTCACCTCAAAGTGGTGATCTTGCATATAGAAAAATGGATTGGGATACATTTAGACTTGTACCAAAAGAGTTAGTAACAAACGGAGAGTTTACATCTAACATAACTGGATGGACTACAGGGGATGGTTCTCCATCTTATACCAGTAGTGGTAACGGTAGACTAAACTTAAATGATGCAGCAGCGTACCAATCTATATCAACAGTAAAGAATACAACATATAAATTACAAGTTAGGGTTATGAGTCCTAACAGTTCTACAAGCACTTTAGCTATAAAAGTAGGCACCACAGCAAGCGGGGGAGAAGTTTTAAGCACAACAAAATCTGTAGAAAATTTTGGGGAAGGTGCTATTTTAGATACAACATTTACAGCAACAACACAAACAACATATATCTATTTTGAAACTGCATCTGGGGTACAATTAGATGTAGACTATGTAAGAATATCTGAAAATATACCTGTAAAAAAATTAAGATATATGACCTATGATAATTGGAACAGTAAATTTTTAGAAACAGATTTAACTAACTCTAAAGACTCTTTAGGTGTTCCTGATTATGTTTATCCTACACAAGACAAGAAGTTTGGCCTATCTCCTGTACCAAATCAAAGCAACTATGAAATACAATACGAATATTGGAAAGTGCATACAGACTTATCAGCACATGGGGACACTATGGATTTAGATGACAGGTTTAAATCTGTAATAACTACAAGAGCAAAATACTATGCATATATATTGCGATCTGATCCACAGGCTGCACAAATGGCTTTGGGAGAGTTTAACAACCAAATGCAGATAATACGAACAGAATACATAAATACTAAAACATACATGACAGATACAAGGATACACGTGAATGCCTGATAGTTCTTATCAAAAACCTTTTACCGCAAGTTGTGCTGGGGGTCTTATTCTCAACAAAGATGTGTTTACCATGCAACCGGGTGAAGCATTACAACTGTCTAATTTTGAGCCAGATATAACTGGTGGATACAGAAGGTTAAATGGAACTACAAAATACAATACTACAATTGTGCCACAAGTAGCAACTGCAGATGAGAGAATACTACTATCTGTAATATTTAACGGTCTTGTAATTGCAGCAAGAGGTGGCACTGTATATACTGGAACAACAAGTGGCAGTTGGACAAGTAGGGCTACAAGTAAAGGTACAAGTTACACATACGATTTTGACAAATATAATTATAATGGTACAGATAAGATAATCATTGCTACAGGAGCAGCTGCAGCTTTTACCCTTGACACAAGTTACAGTGAAGATATAATAAATGCTACAGATGGAGGTACAGCTCCTACTAACCCTAAATTTGTAAAATCTTTTGCTAACCATATGTTCTACGGTGGCATGTCTAACTCTACACATTCTGTAATATTTTCTGGCCCATTTACAGAGGATGATTTTGATACAGGGGCTGGTGAAATAAAAGTTGGTGATGTAGTTACTGGATTAAAAGTTTTCCGTGATGAGTTATTTATATTTTGCCAAAGAAAAATTTATAAAGTAACAGGGACAAGTTCAAGTAACTTTGCACTTGCCGAGGTAGCAAAAAACGTGGGTACTATAGCCCACCATTCAATACAGGAGCTAGGTGGTGACATTATATTCTTATCTGCAGACGGAATTAGAACAATTGCTGGTACTACAAGAATTGGTGACGTTGAACTTGGAACTGTATCTAAGCAAATCCAAGACAGAATTAATGACATCACTTACGATAATGTTACCTCTCTAGTAATAAGAGATAAATCACAGTACCGTTTGTTTTACCCTTTAACGGGAGGTTTAGAGGCAGTACAAAAAGGGCTGATTGCCACAATTAAAATGAATCCCAATGCACAGCAAATGGGTTTTGAATATGCAGATATAAAAGGATTAAAGGTATCATCTTGTGACTCTGACTATATATCTAACGTAGAAACAGTAATACATGGTGGTTATGATGGGTATATCTATAAACAAGATTCAGGAAATGTATTTACAAGGGCTGGAGGAACAGTAAACATTGATGCAACATACCGTTCACCAGATATAACAATGGGCGATCCGGGTGTTAGAAAAAATATGCAAAGAGTAAATCTTAACTGGAAACCTGAAGGTGCAGTGTCTGCAAGTATGTTTGTAAGATATAACTATGATGATGTTAATACACCACAACCAGATGTGTTTACTTTAACAACATCAGGAAGTGGTGCTAATTATGGTGCTGGTATATATGGTACTTCAGCATACGGACAAGGTGATTTACCAATAACAAGACAAGCTGTAGAGGGCTCTGGCTTTGCTGTAGCATTAAAGATAACAGATACAAGTAGTAACATTCCTTTTTCTATAAAAGGTTTTGAGCTAGAATTTACACCGGGAGGGAGAAGATAGATGGCTGTTTATACTAGGCAGAGTTCATCAGGAATAGTAGACGGAGGTACAATTGAAGCATCAGACTTAAATGCAGAGTTTGATCAAGTAGCCTCAGCGTTTCTTGCACCAACATTTGGAGTAGGAACAGCTGGCACAGATATTGTAATGACATTTGATGGGGAATCAGCAGATGGTGTACTTACATGGATGGAAGATGAAGATTACTTTCAATTTTCTGATGACATACTATTATCAACTACAGAAAAGTTACAGTTTAGAGATACTGCTCTGTACATATATTCTTCTGCTGACGGGCAGCTTGACT